AGCAAAAACAGGCAGTTGTTGGCAAAATGGAAAACCAACCCGCACCAATCAACCGAGGCCCATCCACATCAAAAGACGTAGAGATGGGACAAGATCAAAAGAGAGCACGAATTGAACTGGAACCAGGAGCAGTGGAAAACAAGTATATGGCATTCAAAACCCAGATGATAACCCTGTCCACCAACGGAAAGTTCCCCATTTTCATCGACCACAACGCAGAAGTAGTGGCGTCCATTGTGATGGCAGCCTGCATGGCACCTTCCACCCTCAAAGATGGGACCAAGTATCTCTTGTTCTTTGAAGTGGAAAAGGGAAAGTATGAACTTAGAGAGACTGCGATTGACTGCAGTTTGGTCAAAGCGTGGGCAAAGGCAACAATTACACCTGAAACAAGAAGCGAATGGTACCCCTTTCTAGCCGCATTGCAACTGAGCTCCAAAATCAAGGATGCCATACTGTGGCAAAGAAACATCATATCAAGGAACCTCGGAGTCTCTCCTGTGTGTGAACCCTATGCTGTGGGTTACAACATAAGAGACCGTCTCAAGAAGAGTAGACCCTTGTCTGTGGGCCCTCTGAATCACCTTGATCACTGGCTGAGATTATCTGCAGACAGAGAAATTGGTAAAGGGAAGAAGCTCAATTACGCAGTGGCTGAGACAATCAAAAGGCGCCTTGAAGGAATCCTGATGAGACAGACCATTGGACAATCGCAAAAGGCAATGCTTAGACAAATCTTTGAAGGCAAGACTAACTTCGTCCGCACTTTGGCTCACAGCTACTGCTCCATCAAACCTCATATCGAAAATCAATTTGTTCTTCCATATTCGGCCATAGCGGTGATAGAGGACTTCTCAGGTGCTGACATGTCTAGCGAGTGGGTGTACAAGAAGCTTGAAGAGGCAAGCACCAGAATTTTTCTCACAGGGCCCAATGCTGAATGGCATCAATTCATGGCACAAATCCTCATCCATTGCACTCTAAGAACCCTACATGAAGACCTTGGAGTGCTCTCCAGCATGTTTGGCGGTGTTTTCAACACCAGAAAAGAATTTGGAAGATTTTGTGCAACCGCCGACCTGAAGGTGCTGGGCCCAATTGCGATCAAGTACTTGTTCTGGTCCAAACCACAGAGGGGTGCTCCTCGCAACTTGGGAGGAGTGAGGAAGGGTCAGATCTCCTCTAGACCCAGCCTTCGAGGATCCAGAACATCTGTCAACAAGTTCCAGACTCTAGAACAATTGGAAGCTGCTTGTTGTGTTCCGCAAAGTGAAAGCCTGGTCGATGCCTTGAACAAGGAATTTGAAGAATACACCAAATTGGAGAAGGAATGCACTGGTGTGTTCATGGAGCGTGGGAGCACCAACGAGTATCGTGGCATTGTTGCATCCAGTGGAAGATTCTTGTTTGAGGCATAGTGCGTAATTGTGGATTGTTCTGTGGTGGTGTTTGTTATTGTAGAAAAACTGCTTTGATTTCTCT